GAACTCGTCGTAATAAAACGGGCCGTACTGCTTATTAGCAGAAAAAGTCACGCTGCGCACGACATGGGATACAGAATTCCTACCCGCCGAGTATCAACCGCTCCACCACCCTTTGTGCGTCCTTGCAGATGCGCGGCCTCGGCACGATGTAGTGCTCGTATGCCGTGCCGATATCGGTGTGTCCCAGCATCATGGCCACGGTCTCAATACCCACGCCTGCCTCCACGGCGAGCGTCGCCCACGTGTGACGGCATTCCGTCATCGAGGTCCAGGCGGCTCCGGCTTGGCGACATGCGGATTTGATGTGCCGCGCAATGGCGTCGGGCGACAGTTCGCACAGCCAGCCCGAGCGGCCTTTTCGCAGCGCGCGCAGGCGGTTGACGGCGAAGCGGGGGAGCCAGCAGGACCGCGCGGAGCGCTCGGTCTTCGGCGCCTCGACGACCTCATTGCCGCGCACGACTTGCCTCGAACGGCGGATGCGGACCTCACCGGTGCGCAGGTCGATGTCCGACCACTTGAGGCCGCACGCCTCGCCGCGCCGCAGCCCGAGGGTTACCGAGCAGATTGCGACCGCCTCGCACTCGTGTCCCCACAGCGCGCGGAGGTAGGCACGGACCTGGCTCGCCTCCATCGTGCGTGGGCAGTGCGCCGGCTTGCGCGGTAGCTCGACACCGGCGGCGGTTGGGTCGTACATCCGCACACCGAGACGGCGGATGGCCCAGCGGATAACCTGCCGCAGGGTCTTGTATGCCTTTTCGGCGGCCCCCGGCAGATCAAACGAATCAATCCAGCCCTGTACGCCCTCGGGCGTTATCGCCTCGAGTTCCAGCTCGCCCCAGCGAGGTAGGACGTGCAGCGCTAGCGCGCTCTCGTATCCGGCCAGGGTGCAGGCGCGCAGCCTGCCGCGCTTATCGTCCATGTACCTCGAGGCGGCCTCTGCAACTTTCATCATGGTCTCCAATCCCGTAAATCCCAGACGCGTGGGCTCTCAAGGAGAGGATACGCGCGTGGGATTTCTGCCACGAGAGGTCGAGAGAAAGGAGTCTAAATGGCATTGATCGGGACCCTTGTCGGGCCCGCAGTGCGCCTGGCGACAGACGGGAGGGGTCTCCCGATTCTCGCGTCTGATGAGCCTGAGGTCCCCGAGGGTTTCAAGGCGGACATGGCGTATGAGCAGCGGGGCGGTTCCATCTACCAAGTATGGAGTGTCGTGCCAGACGGGGTGCGCGATGACGCGGTGCGGCTTGCCGCCATGTCCGCCGAGACTCTCGGTGATGAGGATGCGCTGAAGGTACCCCAGCTCATCCGGCCGTGGTATGTGGGCGAGGCCACGTATGCCGCTGGCGCGCGCGTGGCATATGGAGGCGACCTGTACAAGTGCCTGCAGACGCATGCGCCCCGTATCGGATCTGAGCCCGATACGGCCCCGGAGCTTTGGGAAAGAATCAACCATTAAGGAGAAAAATGTTTTACGGACAATTTGTATCTGGGTCTGTCTACCTGACCACGGACGGCTCCGGCCTGCCGATTCGCGAGACGGCGGAACCCAACCCCGGCGCCGGTTACCACACGGTGCTCTCCTATGAGCAGCATGACGGCGCCATCTGGCAGGTGTGGACTCTCGTTCCCGATGCCGGAACGCCTCAGGACGCCGCCCTCATGCTCGCCCAGATCCAGGCGGCCGCCCTCTCCGACGATGATGCGTTGAAGGTTCCGGCGCTCTATCCGCTCTACGCATGCGGTCACGTCTATGCGCAAGGAGACCGCGTGCTCTGGCAGGGCACGCTCTACAAGGCCATCTCGGGCCACACGGCGACTGCGGCGGATCCCGTTTCCGACCCCCAGCACTGGGCGAAGGTCGTGGCGTCCACGGCCGGCGGTGCTGACGTCCCCGAGTGGGTCAGCGGCAAGTCATACGCCAAGGGCGACCGCGTCACCAAGTACGGAAGCGTCTACGAGTCTCTGATGGACGGCAACACCATCGAGCCGGGCACGTTCGGCAGCGACGGCGCGTGGAAGCAACTGACTGCCTAGTGGAGGCGCGCGAATGGAAGAACTAGCCCGCGTGGCCGTCCAGTGGGCCGTGCCGGTTGTCCTCGCGGCCCTCGCGGGTGCGCTCATGCGCCTGTACCGGCTCATGGATGCGATGCAGGAGGGCACTCGGACGATGCTGCGAAGCCGCCTCGTGGACCTCCATGAGCGCTACGTGGTCAGCGGCAAGGATTGCCCCGACTGGGTCAAGCAGGAGGCCTCGCAGGTCTACGGGGCCTACCACGGCATGGGCGGAAATGGCACCGGCACCCACTACTACCAGGAAATCGTCAACGCTCCCATCAGGGGAGAATCGGAGGACTAGCATCATGGAGAAGTACGAGGAATGGGCAATCGCGGCCCTCGCCCGCGCCGTCAAGACGGCCGCTCAGACGGCGGTGGCGCTCATCGGTACCGGGAGCGTCGGATTCACGGACCTCGACTGGGTGCAGGTCGCGAGCGTGGCGGGCGTCGCCGCCGTCGTGTCGCTGCTAACCAGTGTCGCGACCGACCTGCCAGAGGTTGGCGGCGCGCAGCCGGGACCGTCTCACGAGGGCGGCGAGGAATAGCGTGGCCAAGCTGTTCGTCATCTGCGGGCACGGCGCCGGCGACCCCGGCTGCTGCGCCGGCGGGTACACCGAGGCCGAGCGCGTGCGTGCGCTCGGCAGGCGCATCAAGGAGCTTGGCGGCGATCGGGTGGTGCTTTGCGACACTTCGCGCAACTGGTATGCGGACGGCGGGCTGAACAGCCTCAAGGCCGACGGTCCCGTCGTTGAGCTGCACATGGATGCCAGCGGCCTCAAGACACCTCGCGGTGCCCATGTGATCATCAGCTCGAAGTTCAGCCCGGACTCCTACGACAAGGCGCTGGCGGACAAGCTGTCCGCGTTCATGCCGGGCCGAGCGCAGAAGCTCGTCAAGCGATCCGACCTTGCCAACATCAACAGGGCCGCCGCACGCGGCATCAACTACCGCCTCGCCGAGAACGGCTTCATCGACAACGGCGGCGATCTGCAGAAGTTCAATGAATACCTCGACGACCTGGCCCGAATCTACCTCGAGAGCTTCGGTATCAAGGCATCGAATACCGTGCCCGTTCAGCAGGCTCCCGCGAAGCAGCCGACCCAGCAGGCGACTGAGTCCGAGAGCTTCGGAGGCCGCTACCGCTGCACCGTCTTCAAGCTCAACGTGCGCTCGGCGCCGTCCCTCTCCGGGTCCGTGGTGGCCTCCTACAGCAGGGGGCAGACTGTCGTGCTCGACGACTGGTATAAGTCCGCGGACGGCTTTATCTGGGGACGCTACACCGGCGGCAGCGGGAAGATCCGCTATATTGCCGTCGGACGCGCCACCGGAAAGCCCGAGGCCGACGATTATCTCGTTAGGGAGTGACATGAGGACCAGCGATAAGCTGCTCGGTGTCATCTACGCCATCACGGCGGTTCTTGCCATGTTCGCGGCCATCGTCGTTGTCTGCTCGCTCTTGCGTCCGGATGATGCGGGCGCCGTAGGCGTCGCCACGGTCATAGACCAGTCGGAAGGTCCCCTGTACGATCTGCCTGGTGGAGTCAATTCGTACATCGCGACCGAGCGCTCGACGAATCGAGCCTACATCGTGGTCGAGAGCGACCGCGGCATCGCGATCACGCCGTACCTCGACGAGGACGGCGATCAGGTGATTATCGACAGACCATAAGCACGAACCCCTTCTCGGTAATGCCGGGAAGGGGTTTTTATGCATGGCCGCATATCCGTTAATAACCGTTCTCCAATGCAGTTTCAGTGCGTGCGGAGCTGGCGAGAGCATCGGTACCAGCAACTTTGCAGATGCAGCGCGTGCTAAAACGTCACGTTTGAGACTCTTAATCCCAAGGTCCAGGGTTCGACCCCCTGACGGCCCACCAAAGAACGCACAGGTCAGCGCTTCGGCGCTGACCTTTTTTGTTTACCGAGAAGCCGAATCATAACCGTCCGTTACCGTTCTCGTTTTACGCCCCCTGCCGTTTATGCGCGGCAGGGGGCGTTTTATGCATTTAGCAGGTAATGGACCTAGGGAACGCAATTTTAGAACGTCTCGGCGCTGCGACCGGTGCCATTAAAACCGCCGTCCGCGCCGCCGCCCTCGACGATCTGCAGGGCGCGCCCGACCTGCCTGGCGGCCTTCTCGCGCTCCGCGAGGCCCGGCTTGATGTAATGACGGTAATCTGTCCCCAGGTCCGTATGACCGTGCAGGTCCATGATGCTCAGCGGGTCGACCTCGGTCGCCGCCATGATGGTCTCGGACGTGTGGCGCAGGGCCTTTGGCGGGATATACCGCAGGTCATGGCGTGCGCACATGCGCCGCCAGGCGCGCACGAGGTTGTCGCCGCGCATGTTCACGATGCGCTGCCCGCTCCATTCGCGCACCTGCTCCGTAACCGAAGTGCCGCCCTCGACGGTTATGCTCGGGCGCAACTCGTCCATGATCTGGTGCAGGCGCTCGCGGCCCGCCAATAAAACCGGCACGGTGCGCACGGAATGGGCGTTCTTGGTCTCCTTCACGCCGTCCTCGTCCGTGTACGCGCGGCAGACCTCGATGTACTCCGAGACGGTCGGCTGACCCGTGGCGAAGTCGTAGGTCGTGGTGACCTTGAGGTCGCACGGGCGCACCGCCAGCGCCTCCTCCTTGCGCAGGCCGCTCAGGCCCAGGATGAGGTAGGCGTTCATGACCAGATCCGCGCGGTCGTCGCTGGCGGCGAGCCTGCGCAGCGCCTCGGCGGCCTCGGGGATGCTCCACGGCTCCACGGGCGCCTGCCTGGCCTTGGGCGCGATGACGCGGCGGCGGAAGGGCTCCACCGCCACCCAGCCGTCGTCGAAGGCGCGGCGCATGACGGCGCGCAGCGTCGTCTTGGTCTTTGCCGGCGCGCCCGAGCGCTCGATGCAGCTTCTCATCATGTCGTGGGTTATCTCGGAGATGTCGATGTTCCCCAGGACGGGGGAGATGTAGTTGCACATCTGCCCGTCGTACTCACGCAGGCTCGCCTTGGAGCGCGGCTTGCCGCGGTTGCTGGGGGAGTCGCGGAAAACTCCCCAGTAGTACATGTCGAGCGTCACGCCCGCGTGCGCCGCCTGGGACACGCCCAGTTCCTGCGCGAGCTGGGCGATGGCGATATCGGCCTCGGTCTCGGTGCCGTATACGGTGCGCGACACGCGGCGCACGTGCCCGTCCGCGCGGAAGCCGGCCTGGACGCGGATCACCCACTTGCCGGGCGCGACCTCGCGCTTGGAGCCGAGTTTTGACCTTGAAGTATCGTTGGTTGCCATATAATGGTCCTGCCTTTCCCTTTTGCCGGAGGGCATATGCCCCGTGCGGATCCGCCAAGATTGCCGCACGGGGCTTTTTGTTTGCGTTGAGGCCGGCTACGCGACCGCGCGGCGCTTGGGCCTGCCCGAGCGGGGCGTGTCGGTCAGGCGCGCCGCTATGCTCTCCACGGTCACGTAGGTGCGGCGGCCCTTGCGGTAGCCCGTAAGAATCCCCGAGTCGAGCATGTGGGTGATCCTGCCGGGGGAGACGGAGAGCCTGCGCGCGGCTTCGGCCGCCGAGACCGTCTCGCCCTCCACGATGTATCCCTCGTCCGTGGAGAAGGCGACCATCATGGAGAGCCCGCCGTCTGCGGGCTCGATGAACTCGGGCTCAGGCACGGCAAGACCGTCCTTCACGAGCGCGGCCACGTAGGTGCTCGCCGCGTCCACGGACTGCTCGGCGGCCTCGGCAATCGTGTCGCCGCAGGTGAAGCATCCCGGCAGTGAGGGAAACTCCACGTCGTAGCCGCCGTCTTCGTCGGGTGTGAGCACCGCCTGGTAAACGTATGTCTTCATATCTTTCGACCCCCAAGGGGGCGGGGCTAGAGCCACCCCGCCGTCTTAGCTATTTTTCGGTACGTCCCTATCGGTATCTCCTTCTTGGAGGTGGGCACGCTGATCTGGATTCCGTCCTTTCGCGCGACCACGTGGCTGCCCTTGCCGGTGTAGAGCGTCCAACCCTCCTTCTTGAACCGCTTGAGCACCTGCGCGGGCTCCTGCTCCTTGGGCATCTCTCCTCCTTTCGACAATTAAATTATAAACAGTTGATAGTTATCAATCAAGTAAAATAGCAAGTATTTATAGTTTTAAGTTGGAGGTTTTTCCGAAAAAACCTGAAAAACCTAGTCGCGCCGCGGGTCATAATCGTGATGAACACCATTCACGTTCCTGGAGGTACCCATGGCTCGCTATAGCGTCGGCGCATACACGTACGAGGACGATTCCCTCGACACGATGATCTATGACGGGCTCACGGGCATCCCGTTGAGCCTGGGGTACGAGCTCGTGTCGCAGGAGCGCGGGGACACCGTGAGGGTCGTCGCCCTGGGCGTGAAGGACGACACCGCGGGCCCCGTCCCGTTTGCGACGCTCAGGCCGTGCGCGTACTCCCTGGCATCCGAGTACGACGTGCGCGCCGTGAGGTGCCCGCAGACCGGGAAATGGGTCCTCATCGGGTACATGGGCGTCTAGAGGAAGCCCGCGATCTTCCAGCCGACAGCTAGAATGGTTCATAAAAGGTTTCCCCATTACAGTCTGAAATAGGCCATCGATAAATTTCGATGGCGAGCATTCGGCGCATTGCCTACGATACGGGCAAGCCCCGAG